TACAGTGAAGGCGGGAGTATCACTTTTCTGGGCGACGCTGTGGGCGGCGCGTGCGAGGCGTTTAGCCGACTCACCCCCTAGAAAATTAGTTCTCGGGGGGAACGTTTTATTTTTAAGTTTCTTGGCGCCATCCATTACCCACTTACTAGCGTCAACACCCGCCTCAAAAATCAACTCTGTGCCTCTACGTGGAATGTAACCCCCCACTTGGAGTGCTTTATTTAACCTTAAAGGGAGTCCAGTTTCATTTCCGGGGAGGATGCTACCAGCGGCGAGCATGGCCATAGTCCCATCTTCAAGGGCGCCTTCACGGTCACCTAAAACTAGCTTAACTAGACCTTCACCCCCATAAAGTAGGGCATCGACTGCGTCGGCAAGAGGCAGTCCCATACCAATCAAAGCCAGTGTGGCGTGTGTATGGGCTATAGGGTTTTTTGGGGTCCAGTTGTTAGGATTATCAACGAATGATTGTTGTTGTGTGGGGGAGAGTCTGCGTCCCGCGAGGTTGAAAGGCAACTGTGACCTTGCTTCAGCCATTTGCCTACCAGCTTGTTGTATAGCGGCATTTCTCCTAGCCTGCTCCATCTGCTCCGGGGAGACGGCCGACATTATTGCTCTGTTTGGGTCTGTAGCCATATTAATTATTCAATTAAATCTTCCATGTATAAGGCAGTCTTTAGGGGGTCTTGCCTCCCCAGAAATCCGAAGAAAGTATCTCCGGGTGATACAACATTAATATTAGTCTCTTGTTCGGCGGGACCTGAGGGACCTTTACCCGGAACCGGGTCAGGTTGTTGGGGGGCCTGTCGAGACAACATGTTAGCACGTTGCGCATCCCTTTTATCTGCAATCTGCTTGTTCATGTGCATCTCTGACAAAACAAGTTGATCTAAATTCTCTGCAGAAGCTACTCCGCCAAATGGGATTCCCATCTTTTCGCCTTGCATGAGGATTGCGGCGTCCTTGCCATGATCTCCCGCTTTACGGGCGGCGCGTCTCTCACGAATCTTCGCGGCACGTATTTGATTTATCACGGATCGCCTACGGGCAAACTCCCGTTGATCCTTACCAGAGAAAGGTTTTGCGTATTCGGCCATTATAAAATGCTGTGTGGTTTATTAGACATAAAACCCCATTGTTGTTGGGGGTTAGGGTTGATTATACCTGCGCGGTTAACCTGTTTAGCTGATTGGAGTATATTATAGCACTCATCCCAGAAAGCGGTACTTCTCTGTATATCTCCTTCATCCTCGTAAGTTATAGCGAGCAATGCGTGTTTAAGGGCTCCTATATTAGATGGGACAATAACATCAGAGTCACTAGAGATGTACACATATCTGCGTTTAATCAGACCCTCTATCTCTGTTCCTGAATCAACATCCTGTAAAATCTTATAACGACGGAGAGCGTCCCCAGTACTATCAAAACCTAAGTCTATGACGAATGCTCCTCCCTCACCCGCGTCCTCAATGCCGGGGCCTCCTCGCATGAACTCGTACTGCTTACCCATGATAGGGGTAGGATTATCATCAATCGCTATCGACAATATTGCTTCATATGCGTAGGGGAGGGTTAGTACCTCATTAGCTACATAAGAAGATAAATCTGCACGTACAGTTAAACCATCCCAAATACCTTCAGTATAAATACGTTCTATAGCCTCATTTAGTCGGGCTTTGAACGTTCCGTCGGAATCTGACGCATCGTCTGTAGCATGTTTATATAGAAGGGCCCGCGCCTCAGCGAGGGTAAGGTTTCGCTCATTTGCCATATCGTAGGAGAAATATAACCCCTACAAGGAAAAACGCTAATTTATCTGCTCAAGAGCATTGACAGCGACTTTGTATACTTCCTCAGCACTAATACCCTCTAAAGCAGAACACATCGCGCTACATGAATGGGGGTGGTAACCTAAATCGGGAGTAAACCCGCACCCCGCACAAGAGTCGGTTGCAAATACGGGGTAGAAGTTACTATAGCGTTCCCACAAGAGGTTGGGTGGCATTATGGCGTGGATGGGTATGCATGGGGTTCCTACGGTTCCTGCAATGTGGGCGGGGCCACTGTCATTACCTATAAGCAACTTACAGGAGTATATCGCCCTCACTAAATACTCTAGAGAGAACCCGTAATGGTAAACTATGTCTTTTATAGCCTTTACCTGAGAATCTTCCTGCGCAACAAATGAAATCACTTCGTACCCTGCCTGTTTCAACAAAAGAACTAACCTGCTGTAATGGCCTATACTCCACTTTCGGTTGAGGAAACAACATTCGGGGGCTATTACCACGGCATTCTCAAACTGGGGGACTTTTTCCAATGGCTTTATAAGCTGAGGCTTTTGGGGGGAAGCATTTTCAGGTATATCTCCGGTAAACTGATCTGCCGCCCACTTCCACCACCAATCCATTCTAGCCGCCTTATCTGGAGGTAGTCCCGCCATCTGCCCTCCTGTGGAGTTTAAGTTGAGTGTTATAGCACTTATAGGGGCGTTATCCTTGGGATAAACTTTGTCGTGAAAGAAACTGCACATCCCCACATGGTCAGGGCGTACAAAAAAATCTACGTCGAGTCCCGCCTGTTTGAACCCCTCAACACACCACATGGACACCATAGAGTCCCCTATACCATTAAGTTTACTAACTATGGATATCTTGGAGTCCACTAAATATTAAGAGATGTCTGGAGGGTCGTAATTAGGAGGGGGTGATTTTTTGGTCTTGCCATAACTACCTGCCACAAAATCCGGGGCATTCCAGTAAAAAGCGTGATTTACACGCCACTCCCATGCGGTTACCTCACCTTTTTCGTTAAGAGTTACGGAACCTAAAAACTGGTGTTTATCAGTTTTAGTGTCAGCAGGTGCTGTAGAACTTGTTGTTATGGGAGTAACTACGATAGGTGCGGACGAAGTATGGAGCATGTACTGCTTTATAGACCCGTCGAAAACCTCAGGTTTATAAGTGTATCCAGTGCCGGAACCTGAACCTGAGCCAGACCCCGCCCCCGTTCCATAAAATTCCCCGTACACATCCGTATATACGGGTATGAGTATTTCATTATCTCCTGTGAAATACGCATGTCCGGTAACAGGGACATCGCCACACTCGCAACCCGTACCAACACCGCTGGAGCCATATTCTAGACTTTGACCATCCATGTCTAGCCCCGCGTGGACAGTTGCTATACCTGTTCCTGTACCCCTTCCTGTGCCCGCCCCAGTAAATCCTCCTGTGAAGTTAAACTCGAAATTATAGTCATAATCAAAGTCGAAGTCGTAGTCTTCTATGCCATAATTTTGCCATAGCTCATCGGCTACCAAAACCTCTCGTTCAGAATAACTTATCTTAACCCATAAATAATTAGTGGCGTCGGGGGTTAACTCATGCGTCCCGTTGGCCGCCGTGAATATGGCTTTCCACAAAGTCTCGGGATGATGTTCTCCGTAAGTATTACTACTGGGAACTAGGTTAAGCCCTTTAGCTATGCTGACCGAAGGTGGTCCGTCTCCGGTCCCTCTACCGGTACCAACCCCAACCCCAGTGCCTGTGCCGAACCCAAATTCCGGTTCCCACCAAACAGTTCTAACGGCGGGAAACCCATCCCCACAACCAGTTGCCTCATACCCTAAAACACCAAAACACTTACGTGTGCCATTTTCGTTTTCAGCCCGTACAGTTACAAACCCCGGTTGTGGGTTTAAGTTGGTTGCTTTACCTATGTTCTTCTCATTGGGGGAATTTGTTATAATGTTTTTATTCCCCTCAGCGCCAGCAACTCCTTGTAGGCCCACATCCCCAATAACGCCTGTAGCGCCATCGTTAACATCGGTATCCGCAGATGACTTAGCGTCTGCAAGTGCGGCCTCAATCTTGGCTTTTTCCTCACTCTCTCTTGCCGCTACGGCTCTAAGCTGGTCATCAAAATTAGGTGCCGCTTGGTTGGCGACATTAGCCCCCGGAGGGGCGGGCGGTGGGGGTTGGGGTTTGTTGTTCTGTTGGGCGGCTCTGTCGGCTTGAGCTTGTTCCATACGGCGAAAGTCCGCCGTTTGTGCTCGGGTCATGCCCGGGAGTAAACCCGAATCACGCCTCGCTTTCCTCGCATTCCGTTTCGCTAACCTGTCGGCTCTTTTTGTCGCGGCTCTCTCACGTCGAGTGACCCTACCATCACCATCTAAATCGCGGGGGTCACCTCCACCACCCCCACCTATACCCCGTTGTTCCAGCCAAGACTTAACAGCCGCTACTACCCTAGCTATTAAACGATCTTCGTTATTAGCCATTATGACTCCTCCCCATCCATAGTGCTTTCTAAATCGGTGGGGGTCAAAGTTAATAAAGTGTCCTCAGACATACCGGGGCCGGGACTAAAAATCTCGGTAATTAAAACCTCCCAGTAACCAAGTTTGAGTCTGCGGGTTTTGATATCAATAGTCATGGGAGTTCCTTCCGCTGGCATACCTGCGGGGGAGGTGGCCGGGATGGCCGCAGTCCAGTCTCCATCGACGTGGACGCCTTGGACACCTGACGCAAGTTTTGGGGGTAAGAGGATATCAATGCCTTTACAAAGGGCTAGTGGGGTTTGCCAAGTACGTACACCAGCCTTGGCCCAAACAGTTTTTTTACTAGCATAACTACCTGCGGACATAAAGCTAACTGTGTGGCTCTGGGGTTTGAAACTAATTACGGGGTTTTCCTCTATAATACCGTCGGTATTACATGTAATTATCCTACGCGTCCTACCTCTCACTGCTTGTTGGACGGACTCGGTGACATGGAATATTAAAGCCATATCAGAGTCCTCGGCCCGGTTACTCCCATGATAAGCATACGCCCATGCCCAATCAAAGTAAGCTTTCTCAATAACAGCAGGAAAGCGGTAGTTAAACACTCCGGGAATAATTTCGGTCCTTATGGCAGAGGCTCCTACAGAAGTCTGTATCTTAATAGAACGCCACTTATCTACAGGTTTAATCTCTACGAGAGAACCACAACCTGACTTAGAGCCCACCTCTGAACCGGGGACGATGACGCTCTTCGTAATAGTCAACATGGCGTCTAGTTGACTATCGTAACGATCCTCCCTAAGTATAGGAAATTCATCTATAGTCTTTGTAGTTCTGATCGCGTCACCTCCACCCATAGGAGACACTTGGGAGCCTACCACTAAAAACCCAGAATCAGCGGAAGCAGTGTCTGCTACTAGACTGATGTCTACATCCACGATACCTCCACCCAAGAACGTAGACATTTCACTGCCGTTGGCTGGGTCAGAGGCTCTTACCTTGCGGTTAGCCGCCCATACAGCATCTACTCCGTCGGAGTCTGTCGTAACTACCCTTTTGGTAAATTGGGGTTCATTCTTGGAGGCTGGTTCAGTTTGAGATAACTCAGAGGTGTCCGTCTCTATGAAACCCACCCGATTAGTTATAGATGTATTGTTAACACCCGCTCGCAGGGCGAGGCGATTTTCGGTGTTATCCCATAACTCTTCGTCAGTAAGTCTTGAACTGCGTTGAAGCACAATCCCCGGCTCAATGGAATAGGCCAGCCTATCGGCCTCTCGCCTAGTTTCGGAACCTTCCTCGCCCCGAGCCGTACCCGTTTCGGAGACGGCTCGTAGTTTTTCGGACTTGTAGTAAAACCGCTGAATTATTATGAAATAGGCATCTATGGTACTATCTCGGGTTCTGAGGATATTCTCCTCCCTAAACTTAAAATCTGTAAAACGCGAATCCGCCGTCCCTGCTGTGGGGGCGGCGTAAGTATAAGATTGATAAGGCGCCGCGTTACCTAAAAACTGAGCCCGGGGAATTATATATGTACGGGTTAACTGATCGTCTCCCTCAATCTCAAAATTATACTCATCTTGATCTGTAAAAGTCCCGTTAGGGTTGGACGTAGGTACGGAAGTGCCTCGGGCGCGTGCATAATACCAACGTTGCCACCCATCTTCAGCCTCGGTGGCTGGGCGTATTAAAACTAACTTATGGTGGGGATAAGTTGTGGCGTCTGGGTGGGCGGTACCATACGCAGGGGGATTTTTGTATTTGGGGAGCCTACTATCACGCAACTCGTAGAAGATAAGGTCCGCAATCTCCGGGGATACGAAGTTTACGACCCTCTGCTTACGCGGGGGTGGTGATGGAGGTTGGGGCATGGGACGAAATTAGACCAACGTGACAGTCACATCGGACTCTTTGTCAAAAATGTACCTGTTCCCCGACGCATCATAACCACTAATAATATTGTTAGTGGTATCTATGTTGCACGTCGTAAGCTTAAACCCCATATCGTCGCCCGAAGCCACTGACACAATGTCCATAACCCCATTGGTTATCTTCACGTAGTGTACAGTGGCTCCAGCGTTAACTCTAATGCCTGCAGAATATCCGGTCATAATAGTAGTAATTAACCATATAATCGACGAATCCCCAACAATCTATTTGCAGGGTACTCAGATATAGTAACTGCGTTGTTCTGGTTTCCCCCTAAAATCTTTATTTTCCCGTCGCTATGCCCCGCGTAAAGGCCGACGTGTCCGCTGGCTCCCTCAGGAGTTCCCCTCCATAAGATCACAACATCGAATCCGGGGACTGCCCGCGTCAAAGAAATAGGTTTTCCCACATTCAGCCAGCTCCTAGCCATGAGATTCTTGGACCTCGGTAGCCTTAAATGCCATGCAACCCAGTTCATAAATCCTGAACACCACGGAACTTCATCGTGTTGGGGCCAATCGTTATCTAGCTGGAGCATAGCTAATAGGAGGGGGTTATCCTCCGTTCCGGGGACTTCCTTGATCCCTACGTAGCGCATAGCCAGATCGTAGGCTGTTATGGCCATTCCCGACTCTTTTGGTGGGGATGGGGACTTTTTACGGAAGAATTTTTTCCAGAACATTAATGCCAGTAGTTAGGGTCAATCCCCCCTTGAGGCCTTGCGCGTACTGGGGCGGGCGGAAATACCCGATCCATTGGGTCTACGACACCTGCCCCCCGCATCCCTTTGGACATAATATCGCGGGTGCGGGTAGCTTTACGGAGGCGTCTCCGCGCGGGGTCAATCACGGAATTCTTAAGATTAAGTCCCGGCACCGCCCTCTTAGCTGGCCCAAGCCCACTCCTCCGGACTGGCTCTATAGGCATTGGGGATTGTGCTGGGGGTTCTGCGAGGTTTTCCATGTCCTTCTTTTGCCAAGGCTGTAGGGGCCGGAGTGGCTCTATAGCCCTTGGGGGTTGTGCTGGGGGTTCTGCGAGGTTTTCTGCTGGGAGGTTTTCTGCTGGGAGGGGCCGGACTCGGCGTGGAATTATAGCCCCTATAGCCTCACTAGAAGGGAGCCTTTTTGGGAACGTGTGAGGTCTACCGAACTGATCGCGGGGAATTCCGGGAGCATTGGGGGTGCCGGGTGATGGGATATCCCATTGAGCCTCCCGCCTCCGGGCGGCTTCAGCTTGAGCGGCTTCCCGCCCTGCCGCGACATCCTTACGCCACTTCTTAATCACATAATCCTTAACCGCGTCCCTCTTGGCGGCTTCTCTGGGGTGATATCTTAAGTTGTCTGCCATAATTGTTTAGCTCCGGTCCCTATAAATATAGCACGTCTATAGGGATAATCCGGGTGAAGGGGACTTTTTACGGAAGAATTTTTTCCAAAACATGTTACTCAGGGAATGGGGTATCAAAGAACTCAAGTTCCACATACTGACTCTCTCGCTTCAATATACGGTAAATTTTGGGGGTCCAGTAACTGCCTGAACGAGACTCATTATAGCGGTGTGACTCCTCACGATCTTTAATTTCGTAGTTTTCAACCCTGAGATCATCGCCGTGGGGAAAGTGGTGAACATAATCGTACACTTGCGTGGGAGGTCGGACATGTACAGGTGTGCCTCCAAAGGTCCTCTGGTCTACCCTTCCTTGTAGACGTTTATACAAATCATTGTCATCGTAGCCCCACCCCTGAAAGTTTTCATTGTACCCTAGAAAGTCCTTTTTGTTTATGAGCATAAGTCCGCAAAAATGCGGCGAAGTTCCGTGTTCTATGCCTGTAACAAAGAACTTATTTAGTTCTCCTCCCTTTAACTCTAGGTTGTCCACCCACCCCCGGTTAAGACTTAGATAGTCGCAATCCAACTTAAGCAGTATTTTGTTTTTCGGGTCCGTAAACTTAAAAGCTAGGTTATAGGACTTAGCTAAGTTGAACACCTTCTCCCCGCTTACCCGAACTAATTTGATGCGTGGGTCGTTGTCCATCAAACCACACAAAAACTCATTATCCAGTAATGGGGTTTTAGAAGACCAGTCAACAATGACGATGTCTCCTATTTCCTCGTACTTCAACCAAGAGGGTAAACCTTTCGCAAGGTTGTACTCCCGGTTCATGCAGGAAAATATTGCTGATATCATTTATCCCCGGAACCTATGATTATAGCACGCCTGTAACTGTAATCCGAATGCCACTTGTGGTTTTTCCTACCCACAAGTCGGCCTTCTACAAATTGATACTCCTGCCCCTCAATCAAGGTAACGGTAGGGGGATCATGAAGTGCGCTCTTGTTTAAGTCGCTTTGCGAGTCGTTCGATGCGCAACTTTGAAACAGGAGAAGCATCAGCGGCAAGCTCATCCACCTCATCCTCCATTTTGTAGATATAGGTTCTCTGTCGCCACTTTGCATAAGCTATATAGGCCTCAAGGGCCGCTTTTATGAGCTTAAAAAAGGTCACTTACCCCTCTTATTTAAGACTGACCAAACCAGTCCAATAAGAGTAATAACGGCACCAACGCCTGTCTGGACTTCCTCGCCAGAGGCGATGCCCCTTTCGGCGGCGAAGCCACCCATGAAGGTCAGTATATGACGTACCACTCCCAGTATTGCTTCTTTACTCATTTTTTCTTTTTTGTTAGATGATAAAGGCTCACTAGAGCCACTGCTATCCCTAACAATCCACCAAGGATTTGAATTGTCCATTCTAATTGCTGTTGGTAGGGACTAATCACTGCTAAGACGGACCCAAATATGCCTGTAGCCCCTCTAGTCAATATCTCGCTAGTGTTCATGCTTAATAAATCCCCGAAGGGCATCAATGACTATACCATAAAAGTAAGGTGCCTGCGACCCATTTGAGCCGCAGGCACCCGTGTAATCACCATTAAGGTAATCCTTATGTCGATCTTACAGACCTCCTGTGATGGAAGCTCCGGCACAATCCAACTTAGTAAGAGGATCGCAACGCTTATGCCTAATCACGTAGCCCCACTGAGGCTTGATGGGCTTGGCCGCGTTGGCCAGAACTCCGCGGAAGTATCCCCAAGAGCCGTCGGGGTTCTCGACACGATCCTTAATATTAAGGAAGTCGAACTTACCACGATAAGTCAGAGGGTTGAACTTCACGCCTGAACCTGCGTTAGCGATAGGTGTTGGAATCAATGATTCCATAACATCTGTGTGGAACACGATGGTATCCTCGTACTCGGCAGTCTCATAGTCTGGGTTAACGATGTAACGGCTGTTAGAACCAACCTTACCAGTCCAAGAAGAGTCCTCCGTATAGGCTGGAACCTCGACCCACTGGGCCATGTCGCCTCCGGTTCCGGTGCCTGTGTAGGCGGCGTTATATGTATAACGCTTCGGAAACGGATCGATGAGGTGGTAGAACCCGCGATAAGAGCGCTCAACGCCAAGAGGCTTAAGAAGCTCGCTTACCTGTGGGCTGTAACGATAGTCGTCACGAATCTCACTCTCGCGGATAATCTTGTCTGAGGACTCAGCACTGGTGATGATGGTGAACACCGGGCGACCGTTTTCACGGCCCATCGGATTAATTCCAGCTCCATCACGCACAAGTTGCATGTAGACTCGGTCAAGAAGACCTTGTGTAAGACGGGAAATCGAGGCTGTAACGAGGTCGGTGCCACCGTCCTGAGTAGGCATACCAGTGCCTCCCATGTTGGTGCCTGAACCTGACAGAAGCGTTGAGCCACCTGCAGTCGTAGAACCAGCTACGATGTGGTTCGCGGCCCATGACTCGTATTGGTCACGGTAACGGTTCTTCCAAGCCCATGACACGTTCTCGACAAGGTTGTCGTAGACCGCTTTAAGCTGTTCCCGGAAGCGATATCCCATACGAACTCCGTGCACACAAATAGGAGCCGACTCAATGGCGGTGTGCGCCAAGCCGTATGTCCTAGTAGTCTGCGCGTTGTCAATCTCAGTCGCGGTAGGAATACAGAAAGTGGTACTATCACTGTTGATGTTAGACCAAGTCTGTGAAGCCGCAAGAGTGCGCTCGTAAGTTAAGACACTAAGAGTGTCTCCCATTTCGTTTGGCCATGCTCCTTGCTTAACAAGCTTGAGCCATGGCGAGGTGTCGATTGTACGGCGATAGATGTCACCGGAAATCCTGCCAGTCTCTTCCACCAGAAGGTGGGAGATGGATGGCTCGGTACCTCCGCCGTTTGGATTCTGTGTTGCCATTGTTTTAAAATGCCCTCCTCAGGGCGGTTAATTAATATACGCGGATACGCCCACCCCTACGAGTGTTTAGCATCCGTTTCACTATCTCCCTGAGCCGAGGAGTGGCGGGTAGACCGCCTAGCTCAAATTATTTGTACAGAAATTGCGGAATCTGTGGTTCCACCAGAAGTATACTGCACAACTTTTTGAGTCGCAAAACAAAAAATTCCTAAACCCCTAATCTTTTGGATATAGCATCCATAAAGTCGAATCCTTCTGAAGAAGAAGGCTCGGAGGGGGCTACCTGAACCCCGCCCCCGGACTCGGCGGCTTTGGGTGTTGCTTTTTGGTAACTGGAAAGCTGTTTTTCTAGGCTGGCTATCTTAGCGTCCTTCGCCCTAAGGGCCTTAACCATAGGTGGGAGTAAGGTTCCGGCGGAAACGGCGTACGCTTGGTGGTCTACACCCAAGTCTAAGAAGTTATCCTCAAGAGTCTTTTTTCTAAGTTCCCCCAAATCAGTTCCGTCTAACTCGGGGAGAACAGACTCGAACTTATCGTAAACCTTATTTACAGAGGACTTAGTACTCATTGTATAGTCGTGTAGAGCCTTTTCTTCCTCTTGTTGCTGGTGGTGATCTAGTTCTGCCGCGGCTTCTGCCGCGTATTCCTTGAGTTGTCTATCTCGCTCAAAGATGGCTTGGGCGTCGTCCACCATTCTATAGAGCATCATCTTATCGCGGTCGCCCATCTCAGCCGCGACTTCTTCTAAATTCTTGTTTTGACGCTCAATGTTACTCTCGGACAAGATGTCGAGTAAAACTCCGGGGTCTTTCTCGTTCCTCTCCGCTAGAGCCTCCGTGGCATCCATTATAGACTGTAACGGTTCAGCTACTGTCCGTTTATACTCGGCAGAAGTCTCCACCCTAGATATAGACAGTTCGCGCTCATATGCCTCAATAGCCTCTTGTTGCGCGTGCAACTGTTGCTCTAACTGCTCGGTACCCTCAGTTACAGGGGTTTCGGTGATCTGGCCCTCTAACTCAGCGGCTCTAGCTCTAGCTTCGGCTAACTCAGATCGAAGTTCGCCCCACTTGGCTACAGCTTTCTCGTCTAATGTTTCACTTAATTCCTCAGGAGAAGGGAAGTCATCGACTAAATCAGTTGCGGGAGACTCTTCCTCTGTATCTGGTGAAGTTGTCTCCTCTGTAGTTTCTGGCGCAGTTTCTGGCTCAGTTTCTGGCTCAGTTGTTTCGGAACCACCCTCCAACGCATCCCCAATAAAGTCCAGAAAACCTGTATCATCGCTAGGCTCAGGTTGCATTTCAGCGTCCAGAGCACTTAGAGACTCCTCGGTACTAGGGATAGTTGGGGCCTCGGCAACGGGAGTTTCCGGGGCTTCTGCTTCTGCGGCTACGGCTTCTTCACTCATCTTCTTCTATAGGTTGTATATAATCCCACTCAGGTAACTGATCCTGAACTTTTTTGAAGTGTAACGTGGGGAGTCTTTGTATTAAGTGTAGGGCTGTGTGGAACCCTGCTTGGAAAGATTGCCTCTTCGCAGTCTGCTCCAAAGATTCCCCCATAACCACAACAGGGGTGGCTTGGGATTCTAGTACCCTCAACCCCCGCTCAAACTCGGGGGTTAGTATAAAATCTTGCCAAGCGGCTCTACCGGCTTCGTCGCCTTGCCACTTTTTAACTAGACCTTCCATCTAGGAATCATTATCCCACTCTCGCTTTTTTGCAAACCCGTATTTAATATGTTCTTCGAAATCTCCGCCACAATCACACCCACACCCCTTATTTACGGGGTAAAGGTCTATATATTCATCTCCACTACCTGAGCCACTACCTGAGCCTGACTCCATATAACCTGTCCAGTGGTAGCAATCTACCTCCCCGGACATGTCTGAACCGCCACTTCCTGTGTAGCCAGAGCCACTGCCTGAATATCCTGAACCACTTCCTGTCATCGTAAGTACTCCCTAATATCTGTCGCGGCCTTGGCGTCCGATAGTTGGCGCTCCTGTTCGGCCTTCTGTAGTTTAATCATCATCTCAGCTTGATGCTTCTCCTGCATCATCTGAAGTTTAAGTCGATGCTCTATAAGTTTCTCCTGTTGCTCTGGAGTAACTTGAGGTTGTCCTTCTTCCCCTTCGGGACCCGGCTCCCCAACAGGGCCTTCCTCGGCGGCCTCGCGTTGAAGTTTAGCTAGTTTCTTCTGCCCGTTAATAATCAACTCAGACACTTGCTGGAGTCTCTGGTTATATTGGGCAACTTGGTCGGCTATCGTTGGGTCTTGTTGAACTTGCTCCAAGTGTTGGACGGAGTGCTGGAACACATTCATAGAACGCATGGCGGCGTCCTCAATTTCCATCTGACCTTCTTCCACGGCGGCAAACATCTGCTCCACTATAGGTAGGTGTACATCCAAATGGATTGTATGTATCTCGTTCGGGAAGACTTCAATCTCTCGGCCTTCAAGCAAGTGTTCTGTCTCAAGTTGAGCGACCTTAGCGTCAATCGGGATACGCTGATCTGGTCGGGCGGGTATGTAACGGTCAGCCGCATCGTGTCCGACAAGGGCCGCTACTTGGTCCCGGAATAAATTATGTCTACCCTCTGCGTCGAAAGTCCCGGCGAATTCATTCAACTGCTGGAGACTGACAGCACGTTTGGCTTGGCTACCACTGCCGACAGCTCTTACGGAACGCGTCTTGCGTATGTCTATGGCAAGCATTGCCTCGGGAGGCACTCCTCTCATCAGACATCTCTCACGGAACTCCATAACAGCATCACCTCCCCCTTCACTAGGAGAGTAGTCTGGTCTAAAGAATCGGCGGGCCACCTCCATATGAAACCTATCCCACGGGTTATAGAACAGGTTGAGCGCGGTAACGTTCAACTTCGCGGCTTCTTCAAGGTGGGCGGCTACTTCGAACCGTGTCCTGCGATCTCCTTTTCCGAAGACCCCCGCCGTTGAGTATTGTCCTGCACGCTCTTGTACCTGTTGAGTCAGGTCGTTGAGTACGGGCATCATGGTTTGTGAAGTGTTTGGAGACGCTCTGTCCACAAACTTCATGTTGGGTGGTAAAATTGCAAAAGGTCCAAAATAGTTGAACGCGAAGTTCTCCAAAGACCTTTCGTCTTCGGGTTGAATCATCGGAGCTCCTGCAAGCATAGCGTTATCGACTGCCTGTGAACGAATCCGGTTACTGACCTGAAGATGGTGGTACAGTTTGAACCCTAGTCCCCGGATACTGTGGAAAGTTCCGTTAGTCCCAATACCATAAGTGAAGAACGTGAATGCTTGATTGATGTTGTTGTAACGTCCGATCCTCTTGTATAGGAAATCTTTGTTCTCCGCGTCAGAGAGGGTGATGAAATGCGATACCGTTCCGTTGAACTCTTTTACCCACAAGTGGACGAGGGAAACCCGTGCGGCTTTCGCTCCTGCCCAGATATCGTTGTTCTTAATCTCAGCCTGAAAATTCTCCCAGTCACTGTGAGTGGTCACGGTGGCGGAGGCCTTCATTATAGCTTTGCGGACCTCGGAAACATTCCACCCAAGTTCAGAAGCTACTTCTGGGTCTTCTATATACTTGTATAGGTCATTTACCATCACGGCTCGGCGGCAAGCCGCTACCTCTAAGGCATCCTCTGTAGCCTGTGTCTGACGAGGTATAACGATGTCTCCTAGACCTGTGGAACGCCAATGCCAAGAACGTTCATCTTCGAAATAATTAATGCCTACACCATGACCCACGAAATGATTGCAGAGGTTTAGGTACTCGTAGTTAAAGCGGGGCCACTTCCGTAACTGAAAAGAATATTCCTCGGACATAATCCGATTCCATTCAACCTGTTGCTTGGGGTCACCGAAGGAAGTCTCCACCCTAACTAGGGTTTCTACCGAGTTTACTAAGTCCACATACGCGGACATCGCGTTCTCAAGAAACTTCTCAGCCTCCCCGAAGTTTAGGTTACATCGGAAACCCTGACCGGAGTTCCTAAGAACTGCATCGGAATACGGGGGAGAGCCGTCAAACATAGCCTGAACTCTCGCTCGGTTAGTGGCGGAAACCTCGTCGCCGTCGCGTAGGTTTTCGTAAATCTCATTTGCCGCTTTTACATTTTTAATGCGCGACTTAGGTACCGCCCCAGACTCTTTAATAGTCTCTAGGGATAGGTCGGAAAATTCTTTTAGCCCGGATGACATAATTATCCCACTAATTTGCCACGTAGAGCTCTAAGTATCAAGGAGAGTTCTATGGGAAGACGCAGTAACATCAAGTGACTTCATTTTATTAGCCCAAGTCTTCTGACGACCTGCGTTAACAGAGAACCTCTCTCCCCCCATAAAACCGTGTCTAGACCTGCAAAGGTCGATAACAATGAATGCCGCGTCTGCGATATCTGGTGACCTACCTACCCGCGCCTTAAAGTCTATCTTTGACTCCACCTTTATCTTTACATTGGTGCCTCGGGTTTCATATCGCCTACCAACCATCTCCCGCGCTAAGTCAGTAGAAATCCCCCGTAACTGGTGTGAGCGCAGTAACTCCTGTCCTTGATACCAAATCTCAGACATTCGGTTGGCGTATCTGTCACAACCCGGAGTCCTATCAGTTGCGGATACAGGTCGGTCGGAGGCTTTACCTGCGAAATTAACAGCTAACACCCTATCAGACCACTCTACGCTCAAGATATCGTGGAATGGGCCTCCCGCCCCGGTAGCATCGCACGCGGCATTTTCGGGTAAAACTCCCTTTTTCTCGCACGCGGCCCTAAACTTTCGGGCGATCTGTACGGAACGTGGGGTGTCCTTATCTGCGACGTTCTCACTTAAAACCTCGTAATCATCAAACTGTAGCACTTGAACCCCGCCCTCTTCCCCGAAGGAACCGAAGTAGACTATAGATCGGTCCCCTCCATTAGTGAACGACGGGTCGATAGCGGCGACTTTAGTGGGGGCGCTGTCGAATCTCGCTGGGTTAGACGCCACACCTCTAACTAAGTCTGCCTCAGAATAGACACCACTATCGACACCGTCGGGACACCAAAATCCTTTATACATGCGGTAGAACAAAAGAGACTTTTCTCCGTAATCTCTTTTTGCGGCCTCTACCGTCTCCCGGGAAGGCATCCACGGGTAAATCTGCTTACCAGCTAACACATTGGGGTTCTCTTCAGCGTTGAACCGGATACACTTTCCCCGAGAGGTTTCCCACTCGGAGTCGTGTTCGGTCACGGACTGCCACCCATCCGCGGGACGGGAAAACACCCCGAAGGCGTCGAAGTGGGAGTTGGGGTTACCTAGACCAACCATTTGGAAGAATGGGTTGGTGGCGAGGTTGGTGTAGGCGGCGTGGATCAAACTCTCGGGGAGTTCGGGGAGCTCGTCGGCCAAAAGGATTAGACGCTTCATTTTTATACCGACTAGCTTGCCGATGGCCTCTTTTTCCTTACGTTTCTCAGCAGGAACAAGGACGATCCCGGTAGATTCCCAGACCCCGCCGTTCTTAGATAGGCCTTTAATCTGCCCAAGTGATGGGACTAATTTACCGGGTAGCCCCGGAACAGATGACCACAACTCGGTAATTGACTTCCAAATACGTCGCCGCGCCTCCCGTAGCGTGGTTGACGTGGCTATAACAAGGGTATTATAGGGGTCGGCTAAGTAATTAATAATCCCCCACAACGCCATGGTATCGGACTTACCGGAGGAGGCACACCCTGCAATGGACAGATACTGGTTCTCGCAGGCCTCATAGATCATGTCTTCAGCCCACGGCGACCATATAAAATTACGGGAGGCGGGTTTCTGAGGATCATTCCACAGCAAGTCCACGGCGTTCTTGAAGTGTTCAAACTTACCCAAACCCCCTTGTTCAGGCCCCCTGTCGTGCAGGAAGGCATGTAATTCCATGGTTACTTCGTTGGTTCCATCTGGGAATGTAAACCCATATCGGGAGATAGGCACGGATGAAGATACACTTTTTTGTTGCTAAATCAAGGTGGACGGATTAAATACCTACCATGGCCAGAGAAGGTAGCATAGAAAACCCGACAAAAGTCACGTTATACATGCCTAAAAACACCATAAAACGTGGTAAAAAGTATGCCTCTGAGACAGGCAGTTCATTAAGTCAGCTAGTCACGAACCTCGTAGAAAAAGAGGTTGGGGATGAAATCCCGGTGACTGTAAGACTTAACAGGACATGGTGGGAGAAAGCTTCTAAAAAGGCCGACGCTAACGGAATGACTCTGGAGCACTTTGTCCAGAAAATGTTGCAGGGTAATGAAGATTCTGGGGATTGATCCGGGGGTCGGCGGTGGGGCGGTTATGCTCCTAGACCGAACCCCCCTAAGCATTGTATCTTATACAACTGAGCAAGACTTTATCACATTCGTGGAAGAGATGGCTCGGGGCGGAGTTGATGCCGCTTTTATAGAGAAAGTAAATGCTTTCCCGGGACAGGGGGTAGCTTCCACATGGAAGTTCGCCCAAAACTATGGGTTTGAGCGCGGAGTCGTGAGAACCTTAAAAATACCACTTTACGAAGTCCTGCCACAAAAATGGCAAAAAGGACTGGGAATACCCCAAGTAAAGGAAAAAACCAAACGAAAAGCCGCACTTAAGGATGCCGCGGGAAGGTTCTTCCCAAAAACACCTTGGACACTTAAAACTTGTGATGCGGCTCTAATAGCTCTATATGGCCTTAACACTTTATCCAGCACAGAAAACATCCCATAACACTCTTGTCAAAGCGCTTCAAACCCACCGATCCGCGCTTGACTCATCAGACACGGGGACAGGAAAAACGCTCAAAGCGGTGGAAGTTGCTAAAACCATGGGAGTTACCCCGTTCGTGGTTTGCCCGAAAACGGTAATTGCATCGTGGGAATCCACCCTAAAGGGGCAGGGAGTGTGTGGGGACGTGATTAACTGGGAGAAACTCAGGACTGGGAACACGTCTTACGTATCGAGGCGGGGTAAAAGGGGTTTTCACTGGGAACTGCCCCCGGAAACTCTGATTATCTTTGACGAGTGTCATAAAGCGAAGGGGGTTAGAACCCTCAACGCTAATATGATGATTGCGGCTAAGAAGCAGGGGTTCCAAATACTTATGCTGTCGGCTACTGCCGCCGAAGACCCGAGGGAGATGAGGGCTCTGGGGTTCGCCCTCAGCCTACATAACCTAAGTAACTTCTGGAACTGGGCGCAACACTGGGGGTGTGAATTTGATCGCTGGAAGGCTCTGCAATTCCCGGAAAGGAACCGGGGGAAGTTAAAAGAGCTTAACAAGCTCATTTACCCGGACAGGGGTCATAGGCTGACTCGGGATGATCTGGGGGACCACTTTCAGGTAACTCGGGTAATCACTGATCCCATCAGATTCGGTAAAAAGTCGAAAATAAACGACCTTTTCGAGGAATTAGAGCCAGAAATAGCGAAATTAGAGTCTCGTAGAGATGGTGATGGGGATGAGCCCATTGTGCTGACAACTATTCTACGTCTGCGTCAGGAGATAGAACTCCTTAAAGTCCCTGACCTAGCGGAGATGGTTGACGAGGCTAGGGAGGCTGGTAACTCCGTGGCGGTGTTTTTGAACTTCACGGACTCTATTGATGCTCTGTCCCGGAGACTTAAAGAAAACCACACCTTCATCCAAGGTGGGCAGACTAAAAGTGATAGGGATAGGTCAGTAGAAGATTTCCAAACTGGGAAGGTAGGGGTTATTCTCTGTAATATTGCCGCGGGTGGTGTGGGGGTTAGTTTGCATGATACCACGGGGAACTCCCCCAGAATAGCTCTTATAAGCCCTACGTATAATGCCAAGGACTTCCACCAATGTCTTGGTCGTGTGGATAGGCTTGGGGGGATGTCTGAAAGTGTTCAGCGAATACTGGTAGCTGAGGAAACCATTGAAGCTAAGATAGTTAAATCAATGATGTCCAAAATCGAAAATTTAAAGTTGCTTCACGCAAAAAATGACGTATATAATACGACTACGATGAAAACTGATGAAAAAACACCTGTTGTAGACGAAGAGGAAGCTCACGCTGAGTTTGGTCCGTCGTCCATTAAAATGTCTGCTCACTGTCCCGGTTACGAGGGGGAGTCGGGCACTAACCCCGCCGCTGAAATGGGTACACGTATCCATGAGGCTCTAGAGACGGGGGACTGGTCAAAGTTGAATGACTACGAGTCTTCACTGGCCCAAGGGTGTAGAAACGCGGAGGACTCCATATTCAACCACCACGGTTACGAGGTTATGGAGTTGGATGACTACAAGGAAATCCGGTTAACTATGAAACTCCGCGATGAGGAAACATTTGGAACCTGCGACAGACTCACGGTTAATGGCACGGAAGCGGTGCAGATAGACTATAAAACGGGTCAAATGGCTGTAGACGAACCTCAGGACAACTGGCAAGCCAAGGCTTACGCGTTAGGGGCTTTCCAGAAGTTCCCTCAACTGGATACCATTCACTTCTACTTTATAGCGTGTCGGAGGGACGAAATTCTTTTCCACACATTCAAGCGGGAGGATATGGAAGAGGTAATCCACGCTATTTCGGATGTTATTAAACGGGCGAAGAAGGTTAGGGCTTGTTTCAGCGAGACAGACCCATCTGAACTGATCCCTCAACTGAAGATTTGCAACTACTGCAAAAACGCGGGTCGCTGTCCCTCTTTGGCTAAACTCTCTATAGATACGGCGAAGAAGTACGCTCCAACATCTAAAGACTTTCTTTCTTTGCCGGATGAGGTGCACGGCAGTACTTGTGAAGACCCTCAGGCAATCGCGGACATGATGAAGGTTGTCCCGATAGTTAAGAAGTGGGCCGCTGGTGTTGAGTATGCGGCTCGTAGGATGGCCATAGAGGAGGGTATTGAGATTCCGGGGTACGAGGTCAAGGAACGTAAGGGAAGGCGCTCTATAACGTCTGCGTTGGCCGCATACGGTGCTATCAAGGATGACGTGGAGGTTGAAGACTTTTTAGAGGGAATAGATAAATTTCCAGTTGGCAAACTGGAAAAACTAGTGTCTGATATGGCCCCTCGCGGACAGAAAAAAGAACGCGTCTCTGAAGTTATGTCGGAACTCCATCGTTTAGGAGTTGTCGAGTATGGAAAGGACTCTCAGTATCTGTCCGAGATTAAATAATTTCGCCCGTGGGGCGGACAAACAAACGAAAACAAAAAACAAAATAATAAACTGAAAACGAAATGGCTAAAACATCATTCGCAGAAATGGAAGACAAGGGTAAAAATAGCCCAACCAAAAAACCCACTAAGACTAAGGCTAAGGCCGAAACCGTCGAAGTGGACGCTGTGGAGGAACCCTCCGAAGCGCTTATTGAGCAACCTTCAGAACGAGGGGAACTCGCAATAACCAACCAACAGCTTAGTGAGGCTGGGCTGGCAGGAGACTTCGATCAATCGGATATCAACCTGCCGCGCATCAACATCGTAGCTAAAACTTCAGCGTTGGTTGATGACGGGTTTGCCCCCGGTGCTATCGCCTTGAATAAGGAAGTAACGTTAGTCACTAGGGATGAACCACTTCGCGTAATTGTTACGCACATGGTGAAGCAATTCCAAGAGGATGTGGCTTGGGGCTCTGAGGAGTTACCCAAGACATTTAACTCGGAGGAAGAGGTTCACGCCGCTGGCTACTCTTTTGAGTGGGGGTCAACGAACATGGTTCGCCCCATTGCCCACATCACAATGCTCGTTCAGGCACCGGAGAGCCTGAGTGAGAGTGATCTGGAGCTGTTCCCATACGAGTATGACGGGAAGCACTACGCAATGGCCATCTATACGGCATCGAAGTCGGCGTACAAGCCAACAGCGAAGGAGATAGCGACCTACGCGATGTACGCGAAGGATGAGGGTGTCTGGGCTCAGTCTTGGATGCTCACATCAAAACTCCGCACGGAAGGCGACGTTTCTTGGTTTACGCCTTCTTTGAAACGGGCTGGTAAACTTGATGAGGGCGAACTTAAGTTCGTAAACAGCATTAAGTAACCAATCTCGGGGAGTTTAGGATTTTATTGGTGTGTTCCTAAACTCCCCGCCAAGGATTTCAGAAATAGAGTCGGGGGAGAGCCCCGGACGTGGGGAGGCCTTTGTCTATTGCGGCCTCTCCAAGAGTGAACATCTGACTTCCGCCCATTCACATGCAATAGTAACGAACTTTTGGAATGACTGAACTACAGGAACAGCTAATACCTAAGAAAGCTTTAAACAAAAAACGTATAGGGTCCGTCAGGGACGGTGGGTACGTCGTTTGTGCTGACCATTTACCTAACTACCTAGTATCTTTGGGTAGTGGGGGAAATACTGATTTTGAGGAGGCTTATATCAACGAGGTTGATGGAGACTGTGATTGCTCTGTGGATATATACGACGGGACTTGCGACTGTCCTCTGGCTGAACGCGACCCCCGGGTGACCTTCTTCAGAAAGAATGTTCATTCACTGAATGACTTCCATATTCCCGAAGAATGTTTCATTCAGTGTGATATTGAGGGGAGTGAATTTGATTTGTTTCGGGGGGATTTATCGAAGATGAGTAGGGTTAAGCAGTTATGCCTAGAGGCTCATATGGGTCCTAATGGTTGGCCGTGGGTCAATTTTTTCCGCAACATAAATAAATCCCACACATTAATACACATTCATGGGAATAATCATGTCCATGCAACTACTATGGGAGTTCCCTGTGTGATTGAGTTGACGTATGTGTTATCAGAACTTCTGGATGACTTAGGGAACCAAGACGCCCCCTGCCCTACACACTTAGATGCCCCGAACTATCATGAGTGTGATGACCTAGTTTTGGACTGGTGGGTGAAAGGAGCCTAAGAAAATGTTTACAGGAATAGATTACGAAACATACTACGATAAGGACTGTTCCATCACTAATGGACTTCAAAACTACTTAAACCACGACAATTTCGACGCCTACATGGTGTCAATATACTGCGAAGATAACTTCGCGTGGGTTGGTCACCCAAAGGACTTTGACTGGAGTAGGCTCGACGGGCATATAGCCCTTTCACACAACAGGGGTTTCGATCAACCTGTTCACGAACATCTCATCAAGCAGGGGATCATACCCCAGACTAATTTCTCAGAGTGGCACTGCACGGCGGATATGGTCGCTTATTGTGGCTACCCTCGGTCGCTGAAAGAATCCCTGAAGCACTCTCTAGGGGCTGTGATGTCTAAGGAGGTCAGGGATAACATGAAGGGTCGTCAATATGAAGACCTTGATATAGACGAGAAGATGGATTTGGCGAAGTACGCGCTGTTTGACGCCAAGGGGTGCGCCTGTCTCTGGAAAAAGGAAAGCGATAACTGGCCTATGTGGGAGAGATCGTTGTCTCAGGAAACAACCCGTATGTGTTGGGAAGGGGTTCCTGTGGACAAGGAAGCGATGGAAAAAGCGGTTATAACGCTGGAAAAGAAGATTTTTGAAGCTATTGACGTTTTACCTTGGACGGAGGAGCAAGCGGGGGCTCTTTCACCGAAGGAATGGTCCGCTTATTGCCGTTCCCAAGGGAAAGAGCCCCCCACGTCCATGGCCAAGGATGATCCTGAGGTAAAAGAGTGGATAGTTAAGAACCCGGAAGAGGGAAGAGTTTTGGAGGCCACTCATGAGCTGAGGGGAGCTAACTCTCTCCTGAAGAAGTTCTCCACAATGCTACAAAGAGTGGATAACGGGAGGCTTCCGTACGGTTTGAAGTATTTTGGGGCTCATACAGGTCGGGATAGTGGGGATTCAGGGTTCAACATGCAGAATCTCCCTCGGGGAGGCATGTATGGCGCTGATTTACGCTCATGTGTCCGCGCAGGAGAGGGAAAGACGCTTTTAGTGTCTGATCTCGCACAAATTGAGGCAAGATGTGCCGCTTGGCTGGCTCAAGAGGATGACATGTTGGAGTTAGCTAGGCAGGGCATGGACTGGTACGAAGCCCAAGCCCGTGCTTTCAAACTCTATACAGGTAACGGCGCACTCAAGACCCAAAACCCAACACTTAGGCACACAATGAAGCAAATGAGCCTAGGATGTCAGTTTGCTATGTCCGGGAAGAAGTTCTCGGCTATAACGGGTGTTGAGTACGATGAAGCTCAGACCATGGTTCGGATGTTTAGAGCTAAAATGCCTAAATTAGTGGACTTATGGGGAGAATTAGAGCGAGATATGAGGAATTCGGTAGGGGAGACTTATGAAATTGGGCTCCCGTCAGGGAGGGCGTTGAAATACCGGGACGTGGAGTTGGAAAAAGGTTTATCTGCAGAGATTCCCCGGGGTGGCAGGATGCAGAGGTTGAGGTTCTGGAAAGGGACCTTGATTGAGAATGCCACCCAAGCTTTTGCCAGAGATGTCTTCATGGACAGGGTTCTGGCACTTCGCAGGGCTGGTCACAAAGTTGTACTCCGTGTTCACGATGAGGTCGTGATTGAAGCGGACTTAGACAATGTGAAAGATGCCATGGGAGACATACAAAACATAATGACCAAACCCCCGGAGTGGTGCCTCTCACTACCTCTGGATGCGGATGTTGAACAGATGGAAAGATATACAAAATGAACTACTACCTACTCGAAAACCTAACTGCCAAAACAGTAAAACTAACCAATACACACCCCTCTAAGCTCAAAGGGAGCATTCCTTCATTCTCATCAAAAGAAGGATTCAGAGAATGGTGTAAGGACCCCTCTACAAAACACATCTTTTTCTCCACCATAGAAGGCGTTAACCCTCACGACAGGGTAGGCTCTTCAAACCCGGCTTTTCGTATGCATGGGTTCGTGGCTGACTATGATGACGATTCTTTAGTGGGAAAGGACATCAAAAAGATTCTGGAGAGGGTAAACAAGAAATCACCGGGAGGGTGGGCGCCTACATGGGTTACGCTGACTTATTCAGGGAAAATACGTGCCATTTGGGAGTTTGAGAAGCCCATCCTCGCTGATAACGAGGTTTTACTGGGAAAACTTTACGATTCAATCGCGGCTCAGACGAAGGTGAAAACTTTGGTTCCCGGCTTTGATAACGCCTCCATGAACCCCGCCATGTATTGGGAGCTTGGCTCTTCTTGGGTAAAGGTTGCGGACCCGCTGGCATCGCTGAAGCTGGAAGCGTTATTTTTCGATTGTGCCAAGAAGACATCGGGTCCTAGGGGTAAAGTTACTATACCAATAGAAGTGGTCGCTGACAAGGTGGCTGAGATGTTTCCGGGCAGATGGAACGGGGAGTTTGATATTGGTTGTCGTGGTCCTTTGTTTTGGATTGATGACGGTGTAGACAGAGACGGTTGTGTAATCCAACAGGGAGGTGTGTGGAGTTATTCCACCAGAGCTAAGTCTAGCTTTACTCCGTGGAGCCAAATATTGGGTGAAGCGTTTGTTGACCAGTATAGAGAGAAGAAGTTGGCTGACGCGGTAGAGGATACTTGGTTCGATGGTCAGAAGTATTGGGTGAAGGATGGGAGACAGGTTTGGAGTCCTGTGTTGAAAGAAGACTTTATTACACGGCTTCGCTTGGCTGGCTTCTCCAACAAGCCGCGCAAGAAGGGTGATCCCGCGTCAGAAATAGATGAAGTGCTCATATACGTGCAGGATGAGCGCCGAATCCATGGCGCGGCACCCTTCTTGTTTAATTTTGAGGAAGTAGTGGATGTGGGGGCAAAGAGGTACATCAACACTCACGCGCATGTAAGGGCGTTACCCCCGGCAGATGATCCCGATCCAAAACATTGGCCTACGTTATATGACTGGTGGAACGAATGGATGGATGAGCCCAAATCAGTGCACTATATGTTGTCTTGGTTGCAGAGGTTCTATGTCTCGGCTCTTGATGGGGATGTTAGGGCAGGTCACTCTGTGATAATCGCAGGGGATGCGGATTACGGTAAATCTCTGTTTTCAACACACATTCTACCCAAGATATTTAACGGGGGTGCTGATGCAGGTCCGTTTTTGATGGGTAAGGAGAACTTTAACAAGGAGTTGGCTGAGTCGGCTGTTTGGTACGTGGATGACAATGCTTCGGCGGCTTCTATGGCTGAACATCGTAGGTTCAGTGAAATGGTTAAGAAACTTACGGCGTCACCTAAGATGACTGTAAGGGCAATGTATAGGGAGCCTGTGGATATTGAGCGCCGGGGGCGGGTTGTTGTGACCACGAATACGGATGCGGACTCATTGGCGGTTTTGCCAAACTTGGACGGGACAATACTGGACAAATTAATGATCCTAAAGATGGCCAACGACTACAAACCGTGGTTTAGGGGCAAAACACATCGGCAGATCGAGAAAATCATAAGCAAAGAGCTTCCACACGCCCTCAAATGGTTGATGGATGAGTACAGGTCCCCGGACTATGTAACCAAGGACGCCTCAGGCCGATTCGGGATAAACACCTACCATCATCCCGACATTATCTCTATGGCGAAAGACTTGTCCGCGGAACAACGGGACTGGGAGATGCTCCAGTTTTGGTGGAAGCTTAGGGCTAGTCAGGAGCCTTGGGAGGGGAACGTAAGTGAGTTGATGGGGACAATGGAGACTTTTGATGAACTCAAAGTGTTCACGCGCAGTCTAAACAAGATCGTTTTTGGCCGCACCATGTCCAAGATGGCCTCGCGGTTCCCTAGCCAAATATCGAAAAAACTTGTCAGAGGCGCAGTTACGTATATTATAAGTATATGAGAGTTAAGAAACAACTATACGGTAAAGAGTATGAGGAAGCTCAGATAAACGCTCTAATCAAGAAAACCGCTAAAAAACAACGAGCTAAAAGTGTCCGGGAACTTGAACGGGAGGTGGGGCTGACCCACATAGGTAGCTTTGAGATAGATAACGAACTTAAGGTAAAGTCCGATATCTATTTGGATGAGGCTAAGTGGGTTATCAAAGCCGCGATTGAGTACAAGTTAAACGGACGCAAAAGGACACTTAAGGTGAGGGCGGATGCCCATGACATGGTAAGCTCGGACCGCGTAACTGAAATGGTGCGGGGACATGTTCTAGAAGACTTATCAAGGCTTATAACCCTAGAGGCCATGGAACAAAACAAAATGGCCATTTCTGCCGCTACCCGCGAGTTCCGGGGGTGAAAATAGTGCGAAGTTAGGGTACATTAACCTATGCCGGGTTATGGACTTCCTAAGCTTCTTTACGCTTACAGCAGTGCGCGGATTTATGCCACGCCAGACAGGGGTGTTGCTCTTTTCTGGCGTGGCAAGCCCGTAGCACTGTTTCCCGATCTAGAAACCGCCGTTGATTACATAGAGGCGGAGTTTGACGGTCCTTTCGCTAAACAGGACTCTGAGCAGGTCCCCCCGTGGGAGATTTAGACAATTCCCGCGTGGTGGGGATGGGTGGAGATCAAAAATACCATCTCCACCACCTTAACTCGTTGCTAACAAGGGTGTTAACTGGGGGTGGTGGAGATGGTGGGGATGTTTTGACGGAAAACTCCCGGGGCGGGAAACACGGTTGAAAAGTGAAAACAAGGTGTTGATGTGTGATCCCTCTTACTCTCTATACTTTTAGGAAAAAACATCTCCACCATCACCACCACCACGCGTAACTCGTTGAACGCGAAAAATTTAGTCGTGGTGTGGATGTATTTAATACATCTACCGCGCATCTCCACCATCCCCACCACAAACCCTCGCCATACACCCCCTAAGCCCGCTCAGACCCTTATTTATAGAGTTATGGGAGACTTATTTACTATAAGGGTTTTGGGTCTATAACATGGCAAAAACGACTTAGCTGTATTTGCCACGTTACAGAAACGCGTGTTATAGAGGGTTATGAAGATATCAGATGAGGTCATAACCTTCTTGATAGGAGCCGAGCCAATACCCAAAACCATCCATTTAACGTGGCGGGATCACAACATACTGGAAGACAATAGCGAGTTTCCCCGAGCTTGCGTACGCCCCTTAGTAGACCTAAACCCCAGTTGGCAGGTTATGTTGACTGAGGATGACGAGTTGGAACACTACCTTAAACTGTCCCTCAGTGACTGGGGGTTGCCCGAGCACTACGATTTAATCAAAGACAAGCAGATCGTGGAGAAGACCGATTTGTGGCGGTTGTTCAAGATTTACCAAGAGGGTGGGGTCTACACCGACATTGACCGCAGATGTAACAAGCCACTTTCTGATGTACTCACCGATGAAACTCGCATGTTACTCCCCATCCACCACCCAACATCCGGGTACGGGAAGAACTTTGCCCAAGACTTTATGTGCTCTGCACCCGGAAATCCCATCTTCCGAAGGGCCATAAACTTGAATATTAGCCGCCGGGCACGGGGGAACTACCGTTCATTGTATGAATTAGGCCCTCCAACTTTCATGGATGCCGTTGTTAGTAGCATGTTTGGCGCCTTTGTTAGGTACAGGACTCCCGAGGGAGATGACTTTGTTGACGCGGCCCAACCCTTGTTAGAGGACTGTCCATATACAGGTACTTCGGTGGAGTGTTCTGGGGTAAATATTTTGTTCGATGGTGACCCTGCAGAGGCGGAGAGGTTCCTGAAACTTAAGAAGGATTTCTACCACAGTTCTGGTGTAAGACCTTGGGGGTAGTATTAAATACGTACAGTATAAAATCCGAGAAAATTCTACAAGCCATCACACCCTATCACGCGGGGGCGTTTGGGTGACCCCCCTCCCCCCGTGGTGGTATCTTGCATAGTTTGATCCATCAATATTGTAGAGGGAAGGGCGCAACAAACAAACCAATAACAAGTCGCTCTTCTCCAAATCAAAAAACAAACTACACGTTATGAAAATAAACCTACGTAATCTTAAAACTCAGATCACTAAGCTCGCCAAAGAACTGGAGGGTATCATTCAAAAGTTCAAAGATACCAAGTCGGATATCATCCGAGTTGCCAAGGAATCGAATGGTGCGCAAGATGACTGGTGGATAAAGTTGACTGACAAAGACAACGAAAGCACAAACGTATTCGCGTTTGAAGTTGGCGATAACCGTCGACCTGTTTGCTGTCTATCCCTTAAGAAACAAAGGGAAGCACTTGGTGATACAATCGATACAGGAGAGTATCAACTGTTTGCTGGTCGTCATGCTGAACTGGTTGCGCTTAAGGAAAGCAAGAAAGCATTAAGTTTGAAGCTTAACGCATACGAGTTACTTCTGAAAGAAGCTAAGTAACTAGCATAAAGGCGCGAGCCACTAGCCCTGCATCCCCAGCGGATGCAGGGCTTTTTTGTGTCTACTCATAACGATTAGACAAAGGTGATACTCACCGAAGTATTCATCTTGCGAGTTATTCATTTGGACTACGCTTCAAATTGAATGAGGTCGTAAACAACGAGCATCTTAAAACAAGTTACATATCTTAACCGAACACATGCCAAGGGATCAC